GCGGAACATCTTCCATACTAAACTTAGTTAAACCGTGCAAAGCTCCGTTAGAACCTCTGTTGTCAACTGTACCTGATATATCATAGCTATCACACCCAAAAGCACCACAGTGCTCGTTACCCGGATATTTTGTATTACCTTTTACTATAACTCTATTTTGCATCTGCAAAGGTGGTACCCAACTAACGTTGAACCTACCGTTTTTATTTGGTACAAATATCACCTTAGTATCTTTTATACCGTTTTCCCACATAAAACTTCCAGTGGTTATTATCGATGTATTCCTAGGTCTTCGTTATAATCTATTTGTTCGTATATCTTTGTTAAGTTAAACAGAGATTGCTTTGCTTCGTCTCTAAAAGCGTGTTGCTCTGTTCTTGGAAACTGACGATATTCGTTTAAACCATCTTGATCGTTTTTTAAACCATCAACTTCATTTTCCAAATGCTCTATTACTCCTGTGGGTATTAATTCACCGGTTGGATCTTTAATCTTTTCACTTGGCGTATCGAATACAGGTATTCCATAAGCATCGATGAATCCTTCGTAATTCCATTCCATAGGTATGAACAAAGAATATAGTCCTGAGCTAGTCTGTCCGTTGCGGTTTCTCTCCCTGACGTCTGAAGCATAATATAATTTTTTAAAATTAGCACCACCTTTATCTAAAGCATTTGATGTTGAACCCATCATACACTTACCTACAATTCTTTTACCTAGTCGTAAACATGTTTTTGTAACCCTCCAGTTATTTAATATATTGTCAGGTCTTTCCCATTTACCACTTTCATCGTGTACTAATATCTTTAGTTTTTCCCCATCGTACGAGTTGTCCCCGGTGTTCTTCCAGTCGATCGTGGTATCAAGACCTTGCCTCTCCTCGGAAGCAATACCTTCGTCGAGTTTCTTACGGGTAAGTTTCGAGGCTGGGACTCTATAGGCGAGCTCCGTCTTCGGCCTGTCCATACCGTCCTGGATTGGTTTGAAGAAGAAGGGATAATTAACTGAGATGGGTACCACTTTATCAGTAAACATTTTTTTCGCATCCTGACCAGATTTTGATAAAATTCCGAACCTTGAGTCTGTGGATATTGTAGCGAGATTAACCGCTTCGCTTGATGCCATGAAAGAAAACCCTGACCGTCTGTTCTTAAGATAGCACATTCCGTAGCAACGTACATCTGATTTACAAGCTTCCCAGAATATGAAGAATAATCTGTTTGATTCTCTATAGTCTGCTGCCCCAACATCAATCTTGGACCACTGCAAGAACATATAGTGAGTGCCAGTAATATAGTTACTATTACCATTATTTTTGAACCAAAAACCTTGCTCTCTTCTTTTAAACTCTTCGTCAATATAATCATACCACTTTTCTTTAAATGCGTTAGGATATTTCTCCCAGTCAAACACGCTTTTTATTTTTAATAGCTCTTTAGGATAATTTAACTTTTCCCATTTCTGCTCTGCTCTCTTGTTTGAACGCTTGTAAACTTTTTCAGGCTCAGATGGCAAACCTATAACTAGGTTTTGTATTTGTAATACTTCACCTAAAGTACCGTCTTTACTTATTATAACTATATCGTGATCAGCGTTGTAACCATAACTCCACTTTTTATGTCTGTTATTCTTTTTTACAACTGATGGCTTAATATAATCGTCTAGCGTTTTTACTAATGTCTGCTCGTAAATCATTTAGATCTCCCTTCTGCAAAACCTCTAAAAGGTTTTTCTTTAGCATTGTCAGTATCATTTATCATACTTTTCTCTTCTTCTATACGTGTTAGTATTTCAAAAGCGTCAAATATTGCTAGCTTCTTTGTAGCTGCAGCGTTCTTTAATCTATCAGCAGTTATATCATCACCTGAATCTACTATAGGTTCTTTAGCTACTTTTATTAACTCCTCAACTGCTCTTTGCCCAGCTTGGATTATACTGAGCTTGGTTTTTTTCGTGCTCATATTTAATTACAATATCTTTTGATTTCATACAATATAATAATTCATCGTTAACGACAAATTCGAATTCGCTGTTAGGTGTAAAGCCTATAACATCTCCTTCGTTTATTTTAAGAGCTTCTAAGGAACTATTACCATACTTTAGTATTCCAATATGGTTTTTATCTTTCTTTAGCTCTAACTCATCCTTATTAAGTACAGGCGCTACAAAGCATCTATTATTAAAAGGTTTCCACGAGTTATCTTTGCCATACAAATATATTTGATCTAATTGACAAAAATATTTATTATCTTTAAAGTATTTACTACTATTTACCTCTTTACCTTTTTGGTTATAGTATCTTCTAAATACATTGTGGTGAATAATAACCTC